AAATAAATAATTTCAATATGATCAGGAAAAGTATTATCCTTAATAATTCTAATATTATTACTATTTAGATATATGCTATTAATATTATAATCTAAATTTAATTTAGGTATATTACTTAAATTTATATTAGAAAAATCAACGAATCTCATAATATAAATAATAGATAAATTATTTATATATAATTAAATTTTATATATATTAAAAAAATCAATTTTTATATTTATAATTAGAAAAAATTTATTAATTAAAAAATATTTTTCTACATAATTTTTTTATACCCCCCGATAATATACTAAAAAATCCTTTTTTTTCAGATTCAATACTATTATATGATAAATCAAGCTGTTTCTTTGCTGAAAATTTTTTATTTTGATTAGGGATCGCCTTTGGTAAAATTTTCTTATTCTTTATCTTACTTTCAACTTTTTTATTAGTTTTTTTTATTGTTCTATTATCATCATAACTTTTAGTAAATACATTTCTCTTTTCTTCATTAGTAAAGACAATTTTTTTAGTAACACCTTTTCTAACTCTTGAAATAGAATTCGATAATGAACCATACAAAACTTCTAAATTATCATCTGTATAATTAATAGATAACGATGAATTAATTTTATTTCCAACATCTATTGAATCGTGATTACTTCCAAGATAAATTAATTCTAAATAATCTTTTTTAGATTCTACTATATTTTTTATATTCGATGAATTATATTGATGTGATATATTATCTTGTCCATCCGTTATTACAACCAATAAGGTTTTTTCTGTAGCAAATTGTTTTTGACTATAATCGAATATCGTATTTATATTAATCTTCTCTAAAATTTTACCCATACTATCATATAATGCAGTGCTTCCAAATGTTCTATATATATTTTTATCTAATTTTTCTATGTCATTTATATTTATATTTTCATATATTAATTCTAAATTATTAGAAAATTCATATAAACTTATTCTACAATCTTCTTTTGTTTCTAATAACTTTTGATTTGTAATAAAATTATTAAATCCATTTATAGTTTGATCAATTTGGAATTTCATAGAACTCGACTTATCTAATAGGAAAATGATATGCATATTAGTATATAATATATTATTGATTAATTTATATAATATTTTATAATTCATTTTTTATTATAACACCTTTCTTCAAGAATACTCTTAAAGAAAGTTATTTTTAGGTTATTAAAGGGAAGAAGCTAAACTAGTTAAAAAATCTCCCAATAAGCCACAACATGATATGTTATCATCATTTTCATTTTCAGTTTCATCCTGTTGTGTATTCTTTTGAGGAATAACCTCAGTAACTTTTTTAACAGGTGTTATCTCAGGAACTTGATATTTCACTTGAGCGAGCTGTTGAGGAACAGCAATCGGCATAGGGACTGCATAATTAATTTTTCCATTGGGTTGGACAGCGGCGAATACATAAACGATTTGATTGTTTGGTCTCATTTCAGTAAATATGATTACTATTTATTTATTTATTCTATAGATAACTAAAAATACGTATCAATTTTTTTTATTACTGAAAAATAGATAAAAGTATATAAGAAATATATTAAAAGGTGTAAAACAAGATAAGGTATATAAAAATAATGAATTATAAAAGAGACTTATATGTATCTAAATACGAATGCTCTTTATACCCTATATATGTTTTATAAATTTAATTTATAAAACATATTAGTCATGGCATCATAGAATTTTGTAGTAATTATTTCATTTGAAAATTTTCCATAAGATTCAATTTGTTTTCGAACTAATGAAAATTGTAGATTTCTGGGATTAAATATAAACTCTTCATTGGAATCACAGAATGAAAGATATTTATTATTTTTTGATAAATATCTAAAAATTTTGAATTGTCCATGACAAACAGGATCGTCTTTTATGAAGGATTCAATAAAATATTCCAATATAATATTCCAAAGTGATAAAGTTGAAAATTTGATACCTTTATCAGTTAAAAATTTAAAAATATCAAAATGTCCCATAATACAAGAAATATTGAGACAATCAACCAATGAAATCTTAATATTTTGGCAATTATTTTCAAAGTAATCAAAGTATTTTTCTACAATTTTAATGTCACCATTTTTACAGGCATTGAAAAAGAATAATGATGAGCAAACAAGCTTTACCATTAAATTCAAGTATATATTTTAGAATATTTTATTATTAATAAATTATGTGTCAATTTTTTTATTTTTTATAATAAAGAGACTTACATGATTTAATCTATGAAGATCAAATAAATGCTCATATTTTTTAAAAAATCCGTATGAATGCTCATTTGGATTTTTTTAAATATTTCGCCTACAGTAAGGACATGTAGGACTATTCTCTAACCATTGATTTATGCAATAAGCACAATACTTATGACCACATTTTGTAACCATACATTCACCATGTATATTATCTCTACAAATAGGACATTCTAATGTTTCTCCTTCAGGGATAGATTCCTTTGTAAGTGGGCTTAGTATCGTAGGCTTCCATTGATAGAGTTGTCTGACTATTTCTAAACGTCCATTTTCACAAGCCCATCTAAATGCGTATTCATCCCAGGCTGAAATATCAATAGTAGGTTTCCATTGGTAGAGTTGTCTAACTACTTCTATCTTTCCCGTTCGGCAACTTAATCTAAATGCGTATTCATCTTTGGCTGAAATATCAATCGTAGGTTTCCACTGGTAGAGTTGTCTGACTATTTCTAAATGTCCGAATTTACAAGCATATCTAAATGACCATTCTTTCTTTGCTGAAATATTGATAGAAGGTTTCCATTGATAGAGTTGTCTGACTATTTCTAAATGTCCATTCATACAAGCTATTCTAAATGCGTATTCTTTCTTTGCTGAAATATTAATAGAAGGATTCCACTGGTAAAGTAGTCTGACTACGTCAAGGTGTCCATTTTTACAAGCTCCTCTAAATGCGTATTCAAAGACTGAATTTTTAATGTTAGAATTCCATTGATAGAGTTGTTTGACGACTTCTAAGTGTCTATTTACACAAGCAAATCTAAATCCAAATTCAAGGGCAGAAATATCAATCGTTGGTTTCCACTCGTAAAGTTGTTTGACTACTTCTAAGTGTCCATTTTTACAAGCTCCTATAAATGCATCATCATTTTGGGCTGAAATATCAATCAATCCAAGTTTCCATTGGTAGAGTTGTCTAACTACGTCAAGGTGTCCATTATTACAAGCTATTCTAAATGCGTATTCATCATAGGCAGAAATATCAATCGTAGGTTTCCATTGATAGAGTTGTTTAACCACTTTCAAATGTCCATTTTCACAAGCCTCTGTAAATGCTTGTTCATCATAGGCTGAAATATCAATGATATTAGGATTAAGTCCGTATATATCTCTGATGGAGTCTAAGTCCCCATCTTCGCAAGCTTCAATAAAATTATCTATATAGCTATCGTTGAGAAGGGATACCATTTCATTAGATTATAAATAATAGTTTATATTATTTAATAAAAAATGTGTCAAATTTTTTATTATATAGAGAATAAATTGTAAAATATATTACTCTATAAATTTATAAAGAAAACAACATTTATTACTTTGTAATCCTTTGATTCCATAAAATTCTAAATATTCTTTTATTGTCGTTTCATTATTCCAATATGGATTCTCATTATCAACTAATTCATTTGGATTAAATTTTACAAATTTTATAAATTTTATATTTTTTTGTAATATATTATCATTATCATCTAATGAAAAATATTCTTTATGATGTTTTATTATTTGTTTTTTATGATGTTCTAATATTTCTGGTAGTCTCATATTCAAAATAATTTATTCTGCTATCATTATTTCAGCTTTTGTAACTTGATGTTTATATATTATATGAATTTTATCATCTATTTTATAAAAATATTGAACTTCCATTGTATAATATATATATATTTTTTTTAGAAAGTCCATGAATTAATAAAATCTTTTTCTGAAAATTCTGCAAATAATTCACCATAACTATATATATAATATTTTTTTGATTTATCTACATTAATATTTATTATTTCTGAATAATTACTATCATACTGTGAAAATGATGTAATATAATTTATTCGTTTAAGAAATCCTTTTTTATCATAATATAAAATCATATCTAATTCATTTTCTTTTTTATTTTCTTTACAGTATTCTTTATATACTTTTACAATTTTATTAAATGGATTAAATAATTGTATTTTTTTATTACTTATTATTATCTGAAAATCATTTATATAAATATTCATAAAATAATTTATTAAATTTTCATATGTTGAAAAATAAATTAAATCATCTTGAGTATAATATTTGTCTATTTCTACTAAATTATTTGAAAAATAACTATAACCTTTTCTATAATTTTTTTTATTATCTAAACTTGTTATTTCTATAATGAATGCATTTTTTACCATAAATAATCTATTATTTATTTCATCATCTTTGCATCCTTCAAGATTTAATTTATTTTTTAATATATTTATTTTTGCTACTGCATATCTTGTATTTAGATTACAATATAAATGATTATCTAAATATAATTTTATCAATGTATAACCTATCTCTATTTTTTGTTTTGATCTTGTATTCATTATTTGTATCAAAAATAATTATTGTATTTATATATATTTTTTCATTTTTTTTTATAAAAAAATTGACACATAATTTATAAATAATTTATACTATTTATAATCAAAAAGCAATGTCAGTCATTGACCAAACTCAAGAATTATTTAGAAATGCTCTTGATTGTAGAGACTTGAACTTAGTCAGAAAAATCTACGCATTGAAACCTGAGATTTTTAATTCTCAGGTTTCTATTCGAGACGCATTCACCGGAGCTTGTGAAAATAGACATCTTAAAATCGTCAGACAACTCTACGAATGGAAACCTACGATTGTTGATTCAGCCTCTTATGATAGAGCATTTGAAAATGCTTGTTATAAAGGACATCTTGAAATCGTCAGACTACTCTATGGATGGAAACCTAGGATTATTGATTTAGCCTGTTATGATGAGGCATTTAAAGTGGCTTGTAGATATAGACATCTTGAAGTAGTCAGACTACTATATGGATGGAAACCTAAGATTGTGAATTCTACCGGATATGAAGACGCATTTAGTTGTCAATTGTTTGACACTGACTTGGTCGAACAACTCATCAAGTGGAAACCTACGATTGTTGATTCAGCCTGTTATGATGAGTCATTTAAAAAGGCTTGTTGGTATGCTTGTTGTCAAGATCCTAAAAATCGTGCCAGTGTTGAAATTTTTCAAATGGTCATACTACTCCATCAATGGAAACCTACGATTGTTAATTCAGCCTATTATGATAATGCATTTGAAAATGCTTGTGAAAATGGACATCTTCAAATCGTCAGACAACTCTACGAATGGAAACCAACGATTGTTGATTCAGCCTGTTATGATGAGGCATTTGGAAAAGCTTGTAGGAAGAACTTTAACACAGAGTTTTCTGACATACATAAAGGAAAAAAAAAAAAAAAAAAAAAAAAAAAAAAAAAAAAAAAAATAAAAAAAAAAAAACAAATAAAA